ACCTTCTTCTGCAAATCTAATAACTTATCTGTTGTATCTGCTACTGATTTAATTATCTGACCTGCAACTTCATATGCCCTTGGACTCGCACTCTCTCCTGCAAGTTCTAAGATACCATTAAGTGATTCTTGCCCCTTTTCAATTAGAGAATACAAATTAGCACGAGTGTATTCATAATCTTTTTCAATATCCTCAGATTTTTTCTCTTTCTTTTCTAATTTAACCTCTTTCTTTGAAGGCACAATCGCTTCAACCTCAGTGTGAGTGTTTAACGCTTCATCAATAGGATCGTAACTTGACATGGTATTCATTATACATCACTTTGTTTTGTAGGACTGTATGATTTACCGTCATCAAAGAATGTTTCAAATTCATTAAATCCAAAGTCATCACCTGGAACAATTGCAGCATCATCAGCAGTCGTTAATAGATTTATAACTGTTGATGATGTATGTTGTGCTGGAATTGAACTATCAAATCCTCTCTTCACAATAATAGTTGTGGTATCAACGATTTGTGTTATCTTCATAATTTCACTATCAATTACAATTCGATCATTAACACTAAGTAAGGCAGAAGCTGTTACACTTATTCTAGTTTCAGTAGTTGTTAAATCTTCTGTAATCGTTGTGGTTTCATCATTATTATAATCTTTAAGTGCTTTTGGTGTAGCAACATAACGCATCTGTCTTCTTGCTGATGCTGCTGTGTCTGATGCGTAATCCACTTGAACTTTCTTGATTAGTCCATCACTAGTATCTGAGACAGGACCAAATAGATATGTCTTTGCTGTAAATTGTAATGTGTATATTAACGCTGTTCTTGTTGTAAAATCTCCTTCATATTCATCTCTAAATGATATGTTATCTAAAACAATTGGAACATCTCTCTTCTCTCCAATTGAACTCACTAAATTAACTGTAATATTAAAAGATGGTTGAAAGTATGGTAATATTTGCTCGATGATTTGTAGAGCATCATCGTTTAACTTTGAAAATATACTAAGTTCAAATCCAATATTATATGGAACAGGCATGAATACCTTTTTCAAGTTTGTCCCATCAGATGCTTTAAATGTTTGGGTAATACCAGATTTACGAGTTGCATCATATTGAATTGATGTCATTTCAAACGACATTCTTGGAAGAGTTATAGCAACTGCTTTTGTTAGGTTTGCTTGTTCTCTAATTTTTGCAAAAAACTTTTGCTGTGGTCCATATGCAAGACCAACTTTAGTTTGATCTAATGTAGAATTATCAATATTTTCATGTTTAATAAAAATATCATTAAATAATGTACCAAAACCAATAATCGTTTTGCGAATAATTTCGTGATAATAATAAGTACCTAACATCAATAATCTCCAAATGGGTTGTTCTCAGTAAAATCAAGTAGAGAATCTGACTCAGTTTCTATCTCTTCATTTGAATCAAAAGGATCATTAAAACTGTTATCGTCATAAGAATCTACAACATATCTAGCCGATGAGATAGATCCCACTATCACCTCTCCAGCACTAAATCTTCCACTATTTAGAGATACTTGCAGTTCAACTGGTGGATTTAAAGCACTTATGTCATCTCGTATCTTAAAGTTTCTAACTCTTGCTGTTGTTCCAGATAATGAACCAGTAACAATTTCATTATAGATGTATGTTCCAACTCCAGTTGTAGAAATACCAGAAAATTCTATTGTTGGAGCAACTGTATATCCAGAACCAACATTATTAAAATCAACTCTATCTATTGAACCACTATCATCAACAACAGCTGTTGCAATTGCAGTTGTACCACCGATACCAGTTGATCCAGTAAATGTAATTGTAGGTGCGACAGAATATCCTACACCTTTAACAAGTGAAGATATTGTTGAAATTCCACTATCAACAATTCCAAATGTAATTGCTGCACCAGCACCACCACCACCATTTAAAATAATTAATGGTGGATTATTTGCATCATATCCAGAACCAGGATTCATGATTCTTATTTCTTTCAGAGACTTAACACCACCTTTTGATGTTGTAATAGCAACAGCTGTTGCTTGTTCTCCAGATGGTGGTGGTGATATCTCAACTGATGGTGCAGTCTTGTATCCAAAACCATCATTTACTAATGAAATAAATCCAATCATTCCAGTGCCACCTATTACAGCAGTTCCTGTTGCTGTAGTTGCAGATCCAATTAAATTAACAGTTGAAATATATCCTTCATCTTCTACAGTATTATCAACTTCTTCAATTGTAGTATCAATAAGTTCATTCTCATATTCATATAATTCACAATTTAATTCGTATACATAATTTTTTCCTAACTGATAAAATGGTTTTTCTGATTCAACTCTCTTAATTTCAAACAATCTTTCTCCAAGAGGAAAATATATTAAATCACCTTCTTTTGGTCGATTAATTAAATCTTCAAAAGTAAAATCAGTTATAAAACCATCTTTTATACCAGAAGAAATACCTTCCAAAAATGGTGCTATAAATTCTTCAAATCTTTCTCTTGATATTGTTAAACTTACTTCATTTGTTAATCTTAATCCAAATTTAGTCATTAAATCACTATTTGGATTATAACCCTCATAGTTATTTAAATATGCCTCTATAGCAAAAGAATCATCAAATTTTGATGATTGAACTTCTCGAATAATATTATCAGTTTTGAAAATTTTTCTAGGTAGATAAAATACTTCTATACCATAAATCTTTAACTGTTCATTAATTACATCTTGGAGTAAAAACTGCTCGTTTTTAGATCCTTGTAGAAAGAAGGGATTTAATGCCATGTGTCACTATCCTATAAAATCGAGAGGTGGCAACTCGTATTCGAGAGACATTCTTTGTTTTATGTCTGCCAATTCTCTCTCTGCATCCTCATAATACTGTCTACCATTTAACTCAATTCCACCTGGTAATCGAGTTCCACTAAATTTCATCATATTCAATCCCCACTGTCTTTTAATTAAGAGTGTCAAATATCTTTTTAAGAAACTATCATTAAAAACTTTTGTAAATTGTGTAGGATCTAGTGCTCTAAAACAATCAATAACTAAAAAAGTATCCTTTGATTGTGCTTTCCAATCAATATCTAAATATAACCTATTCTGTCTTTTATTAAATCTTATTTGCTTATCTGTAGTTAATAAAAAGTCAATATCTTCCAAATATCTTTTCGTCATTGTATATTGAAGTAACTCAACTGAATTGAAGTAATAAAGATCATTTAAAAATAACTGATATTTAATACTAAACATTCCACCCGATATTGAACTTGTATCAAATTTGAATATTCTTTCGATTCCTACAACAGAATCTGGAACTTGAATGAAATTAGAGTTCTCGTAAAAATTAGAGGTTATTGTTCCAATTCCACTTATATTTGCTGTTCCAGTTGTTGTGACAATCCCCACACCATCTGTTCCACTTCCACTTGCTCTTTTAATATCATCTTCACTTATTTGATACTTCAAATACATTCTCTCAACACCATCAAAGTGTCTCTCGTTGAAATACTGAATAGCATCATCAACTAAATCATCAATTTGATCGTCATCTACATTTATTTCTAGAACAGGTGCACCTAGTTGTCTTAAACAATAATCAACTAGTTCCTGTCTAGTGGTTGGTTTTGCCATTAATACGATCCTCCATCAATCAATCCAGCAGTTAGTGTTCCAGTTACATTCTGGTTTCCTGTAACAGTGAGTAAACTTCCATTAAATGTTAAGTTACCACTATCTTCTATCTCTCCACCAGTGCCAGCAAGAACAACACGACCACTAGTTAAATCTTCAACTTTAAATGTATTTGCCTGACCACCTGCATTAATATCAACTAAACCAGCAAATGTTGTAATACCAGATACATTTAAACTAGCCGATAATGTTAGTAGACCACCATCAAATATTAAATTAGCATTATCTTGAAGTAATCCTCCAGATCCGACATAAACAACACGACCAGGAGTTAAATTACCAGCTTTTATTGTACCACTATTTGTTTCACCAGTAACACTTAATGTTGATGCTAATATACCACTCTTTGCATCTATCGCATTATTGAATGTAGAAATTCCAGAGGTAACAACTATGCCAGAAGCAAAAGTTGCAATTCCAATAAAGGTAGAAATTCCAGTAATATTCAGGTCAGTAAAAGTATTTGGAGCATTTGAAATTGCTGTTTCTATTGTTGATATTGTTGTTGCATCTAAAGAAACAATATTTTTTAACTGACGGGCAGAACTTAAAACTTCAGTATTGCCTATGAAAACAGATCCAAAAGAACCAACACCAGATACATTCAGATCATCAAGTTCAGTATGACCATCTACATCTAAATCTCCGTTTGCATCAATATTTCCTGTAAATGTAGATATACCCGTAATCTGAAGACCACCTGCTACATTTAAATTTTTTAATATTCCTACACCACCAGATATTTTTACTGCTCCTGTTGTTGGACTCGTAGAATTAGTTACATTAGAAAAAGATGAAATACCAGTTACAATTAGATTGTCACCATCAATTTTATCAGTTAAAATAAATTTTTCAGTATTTGTATCCCATACTAGTATTAAACCATCTTCATTTTTTCTTAGAGAATTAACATCACTTAAATTATTTAATCTTGTGGGAGGTGCTGATGCATTAGATAATACTCTAATTACATTTTGCGAACCAATTCTATCATTTATGGTTGTCATTACCTTGTTACTCCAGATCTAACGAGTGCTGAACCCTCTATGGCTTTGTATTCCCGACCATTAACTGTCAATATTTTAATATCATAGACATATCTACCAGGTTTCAAGTTCACTGTATTTGAAGCAGTAAGAGATATAGAAATTATACCTGTCTCAGCATTAGAAATCGTAGTTGCAAAAGCAACATTAGTTTTAGACGCTGAGTGTTTTCGAAGCATTCCTGATGTAGATGCTCCAGTTAAATCTAAAAATTCGTTGGTACGAGTATCCTCCAACTGAAAGGAAGTATCAAAGTCAAACCCTTGCTCTATCGTGATATTGGATACATATACTGCCATTATTAGTCAATACGGTTTTAAATATTTATATCTAAGAGGATTTATTGATTAATCCTGATATTAATGACTTAAGTTCATCAACTTCATTTCTTAATCTTTGAATTTCATTCTCTTGAATATTTTTTTGTTCCTG